GGCAATAGAACGATGCTTAGACGTATTACCAGCAGAGAAAGTACATATTGTAACGTGGTCGGGTAAAGACCCTAATGATATGCTACAGAAAGGGAAACATAAACAATTTATACGTAATTTCTACAATGCTAAACCTTGTGTATCAAGTGGTATTAAAGGTTCTAATGAAATTATAGAGGAACTTCCTGATTTTCTTAATACACCTAAACTGACGTTACCTCCTTTCATGCATCGTCTGCAAGAAAATATGAGAGGTGGCATTGGTTTTGGGAGGATTGTTAATATTATAGCCGATAGTTCTGTTGGCAAGTGCTTGGGCAAGGATACTCCAGTACTAATGGCAGACAATACTATTAAAAAAGTACAAGATATTAAAAAAGGTGATCAGGTCATGGGCGACGACGGAAGCCCTCGTAATATATTATCTGTATGCCAAGGTTTTGAAAATTTATATAAAATAAAACAACAAAGAGGGATGGACTATGTTGTCAACGAGAGTCATATTTTATCGTTAAAACCTTTTATCACTAAGTTTGGTTTTAACAAAAATCAAACTGTTGATATTAATATTAAGGATTACTTAGAACTAAGTAAAACTAAAAAGGATTCCCTTAAAGGATACATAGCAGATATGACGGAATTAGGTAAAGGAAATAAGGTAGAACACCCTTATATGGTGGGTTTGTGGTTAGCAGAGGGACATTCCGCTACATCTAGGTTCACTTTTTCTAATAAAGATAGGGAACTTAAAAAGTGGTTGTACGATTGGTGTAGTTATAATAATTATGAAATAACTATATCCCCCTCAGCGTTAAGAGAAACCTGCACTACCTATAGCGTAAAAGGGGGTTTAAAAGTTTGGTTAAAGAATAAAAACTTAATAAATAATAAACATATACCACAAGAGTATATGGTAGCTTGTTACGAAGACCGAGTAGCGTTGCTAAGTGGTTTATTAGACGGAGACGGCTATTTACACAACGGTGTTTCCTATGAACTAACTCTAAAAAATAACCAACTGGCGGAGGATGCGTTAAAGTTAGCAAGGAGTTTAGGTTTTAGGGTAACGGCTAATGTGGTAGAAAAAAATTGTCAAAATGACTTCAAAGGCGAGTACTTGCGAATGTTTTTGTCTGGAGATATGTCTAAACTTAATTTGAAGGTAGGACGAAAAATCGCTAAAGATAGGACAAGTGGAAGAGACCCTATAAGAACATCCATTGAGGTAGAAAGCTTAGGAAAGGGGCAATATTACGGTTTTCAGATCGATGGTAATAAAAGATTTTGTTTAGGTGACGGCACAGTTACTCATAATACGACTCTTGTAAATTCTATGGTATATCATTGGATCATGGACTGTCTTGATATTGCTAAGACGGGGGTAGTTTCCTTAGAGTCAACTTCCGCAGAGTATGCACTTGATATGTTATCTATGCACTTAGGTATTAACTTACAAGCTATACCTGAAGGGGGGGAAGTACTTCAATTACTCGATAGCCCTGAAATTAAGGACAAGTATGAAGACTTATTTAGTACAGAGTATGGTGTACCTCGTTTTAACATTGTAGATGAACGTGAGGGTAAAATCACTGTAGTAGAGAAGCAGATAGAGCAAATGGTTAAACAGCATGGATGTAAGGTTATAGTAATTGATGTATTAAGCGATTTACTACGCTCCCTTGATAACTCTGACCAAGAGAAGCATATGATGTGGCAGAAGTTAATGGTAAAAAGAGGTATCATTATTGTTAATGTACTTCACACAAGGAAACCTCCTGCTGACGGACAAGGAAAGCAAAGAAAAGCTACAGAGTATGATGCGATAGGTTCTAGTAGTTTTGTACAATCTGCTCATATAAATATTGTCTTTAATAGGGATAAGATGGCAGAAGACCCAGTAGAGCGTAATACCACTATAGTTGATATGCCTAAATGCAGGGGGGGTGTCACAGGACACGCTACAGACCTTTATTATGACTTTAAAACTAGAGAGCTACATGACCTGATAGATTACTTTGAAGGAGACCCTACTAGTAAAAAAGAAACTAGTAGTAAAAAGAAACTGACTAAACCTAAAAAACCTGCTAACATAGACGAAGATAAACCTCCATTTGAACCTGATAATGTGGAGGAGGACATTAACCCTTTTGAAGGAGAAGAATAAATGGAGTATAAAAATAGACTACTTGCCTCAGATATTGAGGCAGTGGGCTTCTATGACAAAGTTCATACTAAGAAAGATATACATTGTCTTTGTTCTATTGATATAGAGACAGAGGAGGTATTACTGTTTCACGATCACCCTGAGTTTGATAATGTAGAAGTAGTAGACCCTTATGACCATAAAACTTATACAATACCCGCTAGAGTAGGTACATTGGATGAGGGAATTAAGTTCTGGGAGAAAGCAGTTGCTAATGGTAGTAAACTAATTATCCATAATACGTATGGTTACGATAAACACGTAATTGATAAGATATGGAAAGATAACACTATCAAACGTAAGGACTACCACGACACGTTTGTACAGTCTAAAGTGCAATGGTTTGAACGTCCTACCCCTAAAGGTGCTAAAAGCCCGCATGGTCTTAAAGCTTACGGTATTAAGTGCGGTGTTAATAAGCCTGAGATTACAGACTGGACTACAATAGACGCTTTCAAGATGCACAGGGTTGTAGAGGATTGTAAAATACAAGCTAGTTGTTATCTAATGCTAGATAAAGAGGCTTCTCTTTTAAAGGAACGTTACGGTGTAGATTTCTCTGTAGCATTAGATATTGAGGGGCAGTATGCTATTGAGTGCTTCCGTCAAGAACAGAACGGGGTTAAGATTGACATTGAACATGCTAGGCGTTGTATAAAAGACTTAGATGAAAAATTAGAGGTACTACGTAAAGAAATCGAACCTCAATTACCACCTACTATTAAAGGTTCTACTCCTAAAGTAAGTCGAAGAGAAATGTCTGAGTTGTTCGGTTTTGACTCTAGTAGGGTTAGAGAGAAGTGGATTAAGAAGAAGAAAGATGGGGAGGTTGTAGATGTCATCGAGAAACCTTTTCATAAACCCACTGTTAAATATTATAACACTGAGAAACATAAAGCATGGAAAGCTGAACATCCTACTCTAGGCAGAGTACCTTCTTTTGACACTAAGAAAGAGGTCACTGACGTTATTAAACGTAAGCATGGTCACACTAAAGGATGGAATATATATAAAGAAGAATGGGAGACGAAAGTATTAAATCAGAATACATGCAACCATTTTGATTTAGAACCAGAAGACACTGATATAGTTTGCGGAGCTTTCACAAGGATTAGCATTGAACCTTCTAAACTGACACAGCATGAAGTTGTAAAAGGGTTTCTAATTAAACTTGGGTGGAAAGAAGCGGAGGAGTGGAATCTAAAAACTGATGTAAATGATAATTACATTAAAGTAGAAGAGAATACAGAGGTGAGATGGCCTCGTAAAGCTCATTACGATAACCAGTTGGTTAAGGTTGTTAAGAAAGGAGAGTATCTCGTATCAAGTCCTAAGTTAACGGATGACGATTATGAGCAATTACCAGAAGGGTTAGGTAAGAAGATAGCTGAGTATAATACATACAAACATAGACGTAACTTCTTAGAGAACTTTAAAGACCCTGAGAACAAAGGTATCCTAAGTTATGTAAGGGAAGATGGTAGGATTCCTGCTGGAGTGAATAACTTTGCTACGAGGAGTGGTAGAGGGGCACAACGTATTGTAGTTAATGTACCTTCAGAGTCCGCACTTTATGGAAAAGAGATAAGAGAGTGTTTTATAGCGGAAGAGGGTAAAACGCTTGTAGGTATTGATATGAAGTCGGCTCAGTTATCAATCGCTGCATATTACGCTAATAACGAAGCTTACTATTACAATGTAGCAGCAGGTATAGCAGAGGATGAGGAAAAAGGATTATATGTAGGAGAGTCTGCACACTGCGTTAACGCTAGGATGTTTGGACTAACCTCGGAGGATGATTGGAAGTTAGCAGTTAAAACTCAAAAGAAACCTCTTATAAAATCTATTATGCTTGCCCGTAAGAAAAGCAAAGGTGCCAGTTTTGGAGTGATATTTGGTTGTTCAGGGTCTAAACTTGCTAAGATGGTGGGTGTACCAGAGAACCAAGGTAATAAGATGAAAAATCAGTTCTTAGAACAAATGGGTTTGGATACAGTAATAGATGTTCTGAAATACTACGAGCAAACTTATAAGTATGGAGGGGGTTTCATGTTACCCCTTGCGTTTGGTTATTGGCTATGGAATAATAGTAGTCATAAGAGTTTTAATACTATCGACCAAGGGTTTGAAGCATTAGCTCAGAAATTAGCAACGGTTAAACTTTATAAAGACTTGAAAAAAAGAGGAATAGAGAAGGAAGTTAAGGTAGTGGGCAGTTTTCACGATGAGCTACTTTTAGAGGTCACTAATGGGTACGAGGACACCGCAGGGACTCTGGCGGGGGATGCTTACACATGGTCAGCGGATCAAATATATAAGTATCATCTTAAGAACCCTAAACACTTCCCTAATGAGGAACCCCCTAAGTTTGTTATAGATTTGAATGGCGGATTTAAAAAAGGAGATAATTACTATGTAGTGCATTGATCAAGCAAAAGAAGAGTGGAAAGACGTAGAAGGTTTTGAATACATCTATCAAGTAAGCAGTCTTGGCAGAGTGTACTCCTAAAGAAAATATACGACATGGAGTTGAGGGAGGTAGAGTTAATAGTACTAGGACAGGTAAAAATGAAGTTGTTCACAGAACAGGATGCTGCTAACATTGCAATCTTAGAATACA